CACAAAGGTCATTTATTTCTTTATCTGTTTTAGTATATAGATTATAGTTTTTAATAGAATAGATAACTGTTGCGTGGTTCATAGGTTTACCATTCTTTATAAAAAAATCTGCAATAGCTGTCCATCTCATTGCAAGTTTATCCCTAAGTAAATAACAGAATAAAGATCTAATTTTTACAATTTCATTTGTTCTTTTATTTTCAAAAACATCTATGCCAGATAATTCTTTTAGTTTATCTGCAATTTCTATTGGTTTTAAATTTTTCATTCTCGATTTCTTGTATTATATCTTATTGGTGAAACAACTGGTTTATCTTCTAAATTAATAGTGTCTTTGTTTATTATTTTTCCTTGTAGGTCAATAACAGTATAATTATGATTAACTAATAATTCAATTGCTGTGTTGATTTCTTTTGCTTGTGTTCGATAATGATCGAATATTTGATTTTCAAATGCGTTTGGTTCGTGTGCCATATTGTTTTTTTTATTGTGTTCTTAATTTTAAAAGGTTATAACATTCTGTATATTTCTGTCTTGCTTTTCCTTTATATTCTTGTTTGAATAGTTTATAAAGTTGTTTAGTGTATTTGTATGTTGTGTTACAATCAACGTAATATTTCTTTGAAAATGCTTTTCCTTTGCCTTTAAAGTAGTTTACATTGTCTGCTGTATCCCCTACTATCATTTGTTCATAGAAGTTATATAAAGCTTGTTGTGGTGTTATGTCAATTATTGTTTTGTGTTTATAATGGTAATTGTACATCAAACAAGGGAATTGTTTATAGTCCTTGTCAATTGAAACTATCATTACATTATCCCTTCCAATATCATCACTTAATGTTTTCCAATAACGTGCAACTAAGTCATCTGTTTCTATTCCAAATCCAAAAACACTATTGTATTGTTCTTTAACGTACTTGTGCATTGGATGAAGTAATGGTGGTAATTCTTGTTTTTTTCTATTGGCTTTATAAACTGGTGTGATTAGTTTTCTGAAGTTTCCTTTAGATCCATTGAAAGTAATAATTTTATCAATTTCAAATTGTTCTTCTAAGTCATTTACAATCTTCATAAGCTGGTGGTCAAACTTAATCTTTGCATCTTCTAAATCTTCATAATAAGGATAATCACCAGGATTTTCTTTAGATCTGTAACAACTGGCAAATATTAAACTGTCTGCATCTATTAGTAATACCATTCTTTAAAAGTAGTAAAAAATGAATTGTAAACAAAATCTTTAATAATCTAATTAAGATTTATCTTAGTAGCTTGTGTTTCTTTTAGTAAGTAAACAGGTTTAAGTATTCTTTTTTTTGTCCATAGTGTGGTGTCTGGACAATACATATCTTTTGGTTGTGGTAAATCTAAAGTATTTAGCCAATATAAAAAATTACCTTTAGGATCATTTACAAAGTAAAGTTTTATAATGTTTTTATCTAATGACATTAAAGCATCATATTTGTATTTTTCTAACATTTTTTTTTCATAATACTTATTTCTAAATTTCATTTCAATAACACAAGAAACACCTTTTCTGGTAAATCCACAAGCATCATAATGTGCAGATCCTTCACCAGTCCATTTTAAATTCCAACCATCAAGATTTAAAAAACTTACAAGTGATTTTTCTAATTTGTGTATTTTATTTATTTCCATTATCCCAAACTAAATTTAATTCTTTAATAAATCTTTTAATTACTGTTGGGGAACANGGACAAGGATAATGTANTTGATGTTTGTAATATTTTGCGTGAAGCTNTGAAACCATTTTGTATTCAGATTTTGTGATGCTGTCAAGTTTTGAGTTTCTAAATTTATTCCATTTATTGTAATCATCTTTATTAAATTTTACCATCTTTTAATTTTTATTTTATTCCAGTCCTTACGCCTTTGGTTGCATTTACAATTAGGATTTATTTTTTTCCAAACATATCTAATGCCAGTATAATAAGTAATGTAATAAACAAGATCCCCTAATTTCATATAATTTTATTTAAATGATTAACGCCAATGTAATATGAATCACCATAACCATAATCAACAGTTTTCTTTACTTCCATTATTTTGTTTCTTTGAATAGATCCTATCAATTCTACATTTGGGGAATGAAACCAAGCTAATACATAACTGTCAGCATATTTTCTTTTAAATTGTTTTTCTAATAATAATAAACGATTTGGTCTTGTTTTAAAATTTGCAGTTTTAACATCAACACCATTGTCAAAATCGGCACCAGAATCACCACGACCTATTGTGGTTGTGTCCACATTTTTATTACTATATAATGCATATGCTAATTCACCACAAGCACCAACATAATGTCGCCACCATCCTGGTTTGTCTTTAAAAAAGTTTGTACTGTTTTTTGTGTTTGCGTGGTTCATTGATCCAGATCTTTTCATTGCAAGATTTTTGCACCAATCCAATTGATTTTGATTAAGTGTAATTTTCATATTATTTTTTTTAATTTATCAATTACTTTTCTATAAGTATTATATAGTGAATGATATGGTATTCCTGTTTTCCTGGATAAAGATGCAACCGATTCACCTTTGTCTAATATTTCAAAAACTTTTCTGTCGTACCAATACATATTTTGTAATTCATTTAATACTTCATCATAACTATTTATATAGTTTATATCATTACAATCCTTATTAGCTGTGTTACAATCATCTAAAGATATAACGGAAACTTTTGATTCTTTTCGTTTTAAGTCAAGAAATAAAGATTTAAGAACTTTAAAAATATAAAAGTAATTGTAATCATCATCACCAAAATCAATGTCCAAACCATCATCAAGTTTGCGTTTTAATTTTAAATACATTTCCATTGTTATATCTTCAGCGGTTTCTTTATTGCAACCAAATGATTTTACAATGTCAATCCAGATGTTGTGTTTTAAATATATTTTTTCTAATACAGTCATAAATTCAGCTTCGCAAAGGATCGTAAAGATCACCAACAATTTCTGGTAATCCTAAAGTATTTACTTGGAAACTAAAAGTTTCAAATGAATACCCCCTGCTTCTTCTACATTTTACAGTTGTCCATTCTTTATTAACTGTGTTTGCTTCGAGCTGTATTTGTGTTTCTGTTTTTTTTTCTAAGAAAGATCCTAAGTGTCCAGTAGGTTTATCGTTACCAAAATTAGAATGTATTACACAAATTATGTGGCATTTATAATTTGCAGACCATTCCATTATTTTTTGAATACACGCATTACTTTCTTCAATGTTGTTAACATCACTTACTAAATCAGCAATGCCATCTATTATTAAAAGTCCTGGATCTTTTGTTTTGTGTTGTAAACAATATTCTATAAAGTTAATCCTGTCTTTATATCCTATTGTTCTTAATCCAAATGTAAGATAATTATTTGAATAGTCAATTGTATTCATATCTAAAACCCTTTTAAATACTTTTTGACAATGCCATTTTCCTTGTTCTGTATCTATATGAATTAAATCTTTGTTGTTTCTGTGTCCTTTAATATTACCACCAAATTTGTTTTGTGTTCCTAAATAAACAGAAGCTAATAATGATACAAGAAAAGTTTTTTTTGTTTTGGGTGGTGCTTGTACAAAACTAAAATTACCATAAGTGCCAATTGGTATTGGAAGTAACATATCACCCTGTGATGTTTTAATAAGCTTTTCACCAAGTGAAATTGCAACTGGTGGGTAATCTATTTTTATTTTAGGATCTACAATACAATCTTGTTCTATAGATTGCATAATAAGATACTGTACCGTTTCTTCTTCGGATAATCTTTCTGACATTAAATAAGGGAAAAAAAAAGGGGGAAATTAATCCCCCATTAAATTAAAATGGTAAATCGTTAGTAACTTCTGTTTCTTTTTTAGGAGATTCAGTATTTTCTATTTTGTTTAAAATGTTATTTGTCCAAACTACTTTACCATTACCAAGATAGTTTTTTGGTTTTTTTGCTTCACGTTCTTCAGAAGTTTGTGAATCTGTAATTGCTACGTTTTGATTAAATTGGTTTGGTTCATCAAACACAGAAATTGTAAATTCATAATAAACTCCTTTTTTACCTTTATAGAATTTTTCTTTAGGTAATTTTGATACATCTATTGATGCGGTAATTATTCCAGCCATATTTATTTATTTATTAATTGATTTAAAATTTTATCTACTTTACTTGTATTGAATTTACTTTTTACATATTCTATTGTTGCAGCACCAGATTTTAGATTTGCAACCACATCATTCCAAGATCCTAAGTTTTCGTAAAGCATTGGAAGTTTATTAGCAAGATTACCATCATCATCAACAGCTTGTAATGCTAATAATGATTGTAAAGTATATCTTCTAAAATAAGTAATTGCAGAACCCATTTTTTGAGCATCTAAATTTTTAGGAATTTTTAAAGATGATTCAATAGAATTTCCTTCAAGGTCTGATATTACAGATCTTACTTGACTACAAGTTATTGGTTGTGTTAATAATAATTTGTGTTTGTAAAGTAAAGGATGTAATTGTTTTATTAGTGAATTAATATCAAAGTATTTAGAATTGTAAAAAGGATTTTTTGCATCCTTGCTTATTGATCCAAGTTCGTGTTGTAAATCAAAAAGCTTTTTCTGAAAAGTTGACATTATAAAAGAATATTGTTTTTTAGAAGTTTTTCTTCTA